CTTGGTCTGCATGGTGATCCAGTAGACCGGGTCGCCGTTCTCGGCGTGGCGCGTAGCCTGCTCGCTGATGACGTCGAAGTCGACGCCGAGCTCGTTCATTATGGGGGTGATCTTCTCCCACACGTCGTAGATCTTGGCGTACTTGTAGCTGACGCCGTCGCTGTGCTGCTTCTTGACGATCTCCGGGCAGGCTTTCCGCATTTCGACGAGCTTCTGCCGGAGCGTCAGACAGGCGGCTTCAGGAGGGGCCGCAGCAGCGGCCGCCTCGGTTTTCTTGGTTTCTGCCATATCGGTGCCTCCTTACACGTCGACCGTGAAGATGCCCGGGGTCTCGTAGACGGTGACGCCCTCCACGATCTCGCCGGTCTCGGTCAGAGTTGCGATGTCGCCGGTGTAGCTGAGCAGCTTCTTCAGATCGGCCCAGCGGGTTGACTCCTCGACCTTTACGAGCTCGCCGTAGCCGTTGGCCTTGAGCCACGGCACCAGCTTGGTCTCGTCGAGCTTGGTCTTGGTGGTGCCCTTCTTGAAGGTCAGGGTGCCGGAGAGGAGGCGGTACTTCTCCGTCGTCTTGGTCTCCTTGTGGGGGACGGTGGCGAAGAAGTCGGCCAGACAGCTCGTGAGGTACGAGGTGCCGTTCTCCATGCGCTTGCGGGCGGCGGCGACTTTCTCGTTGATGGCCGCGATCTGCTCGTCGGCCAGAGCCTTCAGGCGGTCGTACTCGCTGCGCTCGTCGGCGATCTTGCGGATGGCCCAGTCGGCACAGCGGTCGTCAGTGATACGGAACGGGGCGCGCTCGCCCTCTGCGACGGTGCTGAGATCGACCCGCTCCAGCTCGTCCAGCGTGGCAGCAGGCAGCAGCTCGGCCTCCTGCGTGGTGGTGGCCTCTGTGTCTGCCTGCTCGGCAGCGAGGGCCGCGGTGGTCTTATCGCTCATTGTTGTGCTCCTTTCTTTCGGTGACGTTGAAGGTGAGCATCACGCCGCAGGTGACAGGGGTGACGCTCTCGAGCTCGAGGTCGCGGCCGCTGCGGAGGTGCAGGGTCTCGCCCGGCTTCATTTCGGTGAGGTGTTTCATCTGGTACTCCTTTCTGCAAAGAAACGGTGCCCGCCTTCCTCGATGACGAAGATCTGGCTCTCGTGGAAGTCGCTGGTTACGAGGGCGGGGTTG